GATTCCCGTTCGGCAATCGTCAATGGGTGCCAATACACCTCAAGCACCACATCATCACCGTCCTTGACTTCGTGCTTATAAAGCTGGCTAACGCCAAACTTATTACGAAGCAACTCAGTGGCACGCATGAACTAATACCGTTTGTGCTAGTACACTACACCACTGCTGTGAATTGACAAGAGATAATCCCGATAAAGTGAGAACGATCCTCTGCTTCAACAACAGATGGCCCCACAATGTCTAAAACTCTAGGGACAACGCTATAAGTATCCGTATAGCCAGAAGCGTTTACAGAGGTCAGACCGTCAATAACAGACTCGCCAATTGCGGACAACACAGACGTTCCAGCAGACTTTGGAACGTAGATATTGCATTGGATCACGCCGGAGTAGTAGTCCTGAGCAGCGCCTTGGTTTTGGAGCGTTGANCGATTAAAATTTATGCTCATCAAAATGTATTTCTTGGTCTTACCAGGAGTGGTATAAGCAACGTTGTCATAAATCATTTTTACCGTGCTATCGGCAGTAGTGACTGCATCGGTTACCGCTTTCTCAAAAGCAGCTCTGGCCTTAACAAGTGTCATAGCTTAAAGAAGGTTTTCGCCAACCCTTGTATAGCCGACAGGAGAAACGCCTTGCTGACCGGTAAGAGCAAAGATTCTTCCCTTCTCGCGGAAAGCTTCTGCAACCAAAGACCCCATCTCGCCTTGAATATACTGAGCTATGCCGCTATTGCTTGAGGCAAGCGCAGAATTTGCATATAGAGCTGTATTGCCTATGTAAACACTAGGCTGTTTTTTGTAGTTAAAGGTTGGCACTTTGAACCGAGGTTGTATATCTCTTTGTCGTCCTCCGCGCTTGTATTTTGACCACGGTGCAAACTTTTCTCTGTCATCCCTAGCTTGAGGTCTTTGTGTTGAAGCTTTCCAGCTTGATGCAAAAAACCCTGTATCCTGAGGACTAGCGCCAGGTAAGTCGCTAGCAATCATTTCAATCAGAATATTATAGTCACCGTTAATCTGTTGCTCTAGGTCGGTAATAATGTTGCCGATACCGCGCTTCTTGGCCATCAGAACCGCACCGTCACAATGTATAGATACTCTTGACCACCCCTATAGGTGCGAATATCGGTAATCTGAACCTGACGATCCGTACCAGAAAAGGTTGAAACCTCTCCATACTCCAATACAATTGTGTCTTCAAGGGTTGGTTGCACGTTACCGATCATGTCTGGAGTCAGGTAAAGCTTCGCTTGACGCTCTTCCCTGCCTTCTTGCTCTTGTGAATTGATAACTTCAATCGGTACTTTTAGATTTGAATAAATCTCATCGGTTGTTGTTAACGTGCCAGTAGAAACGTTGTAAGTGGGCTTTGCCTTACGAACGTATGTGATGGTTGCATCTAATGCTGTGCCAAGCTCTTTGACGACAGAACTAGCAACACTCTTGAAAAGACTATCGAGTTGACCAGCCATCTCAACCCCTCACCACACGTACTTGATAGCTACCGCTACCTCCAAGACTATAAGCACCAAGATAAGACTGCAACCAAGGGTAAACGTCGAATACGTTATTGACAGTTCCAGTAGCTTGGCTAGAAGTGTTGTACTTGACTTCGAGCTCTCCAAGCTTGACTTCTTCGTATAACCCCGTATCGCCGGTATTCCCTGTAATCGAGTCCGTGTCATTGACTAAAGCTCGCGCCAGCTCAAACGCAGCGTACTTAATGTCTGCTGGAATGGCACTACAAGTCAGCTCAACGCGATCAACGTGATAATTGTTGCGTGGCCAGCTCAACGCTTGGCCTGAATCGCAACGATCACCATAGAAATTCAAACTATCGATCCAACGGGTTGAAGAGATTAGGGATCGATTCTTTTGGTCGTCTGTCTTGTCGTCCCAAGTGCTGCTGTCTGGAACGGTCTCAAAATATGTGTTCGCTTCAGCTAGCGTCACGTAGCTATTGGCTGACGCGCTGCTGAGAGTAGCGGTGATGGTTGCAGCCACGGCTTACTTACCTACCTTTTTCATAGCCATTTTATGCGCTTCTGTGAAAGTCTTACCGACTTTCATCAAACGCCGCATTTCAACCATGTGTTTTTTCGTGTGATGCTCTGCATGACGCTGCATTGCAGCTTTTTGCCGGTCAGTCGGTTTTTTAGAAGTGCTGTACGCCATGCCAAAAAAGAAGGTGGCCCCACCTAATGGTAGGGCCTTTTGTTCCGTCAGAGTCAGGACTTGAGTCCGTTATCCAAAGGACTGTTGACGAAGATCTCAACCGCAGGGATAAGGTCGATGTCGTAGGTGGCAGACCAGTTGCTGCCGGTACGCAGGTTTGCGTTGGTTGGGTTGTCCGAAGCAGAACCCCACTTGGTGCCCATAACGTGATAGGCAGTGTGGTAATCCACGGAAAGCACGTCTTGCTTCGAGAGGACGTTGCGATCCGACTCAATGCGGAGGTCTTGCTGAACACCCTCAAGGATGGTGCCAGACTTCAGCATGTAGCAACGGAACTCTTGGCGGTTACCAGTTGTTGTTGGGTCATTGATGTTGACTTGTGAGTCAACAATGACGCGACAACCAGCAAACTCACCAACTTCACGAGCACCAATGCCAACACCACCGCCACCCCAAGTCACCGCGCCAGAAGCAGCAAGTGCAGAAGTAGAGAAGGTCAGCATTCCTACCTGATACAGGTAGTAAGCAACGGAAGGGTGGACAACCAAGATGTCCAGCTCTTCACCGCGTTCACCCAGCTTGGAGCGGGCTTCAGCAACGGTTGCAGCAGTCAGATAGTTGGCTTCAGCAGTGGCGCCGGTACCAGCAAGCTGCTTCTCAAGACGGTGATCGTTAAGAGCAGTGTGGAACAAGCCAGTCAACTGCTCAAACAGACGTGCGCTGTTCAGCTTGTTGATGGCATCTGCCAACTGGTTACGGATGTGAAGCATTGGATCTTCGCCAGCGGCCAAAATCGCAATGTCATCCACGGCGTANGCAAAACCACGGTGAACGATAGAGGCAATTTGCGTGCCAGTACCGATNTTCTGTGGAGTNAGGTAGCCAGCAGAGCTAGTGCCCCACGTAGCTGTACCGTCCATGACTTCCTCTGTAGGAGACACGGGGTTGAACTCAGGAACTTGAATGCGAGTACCGCCTTCTCGTGCATCAAGAAGAGCGTTACGAACAACAGCGCCAGACTTGAGGAACAAGCTGCGCTCTTTGATGGCCTCAGACACATAGGTGCTGAGATTATTCCTCTTGACGATGTCCGCGAGTAGGACACCGCCGGAATAATTCTGGAATGGAGCAGCCATTTCCTATCTATGGATAAAGTTTGCGGGGATCAAGTCACGGACTTGGATTGGTGTCCCACGGGGACTACTTACCGGCCTCTCGCCTGAGCACTGCTGCAAGTTCAGGGTCGGTATTGTCCAAGGCCATTTGCCTTGTTAAGTTAATACTACCTTCTGCCCAAGGGTTTGCGATACCCGCAGCATTAGCAGTGCTCAAATTAGGCTTTGCTCCCATGCCAGAAGCACTGCTTGGTTTGAACTGATGCTCCCAACCAGAACCAGGATTCTTTAGCTTCGCAAGATAAACATTGATGTCTTGCTCGATGCCACCATCCAGCACAACAACTTTGCCAGCCTCTGACTTCTTCAAATTCTTTTGCATCAGCTGAAGAAGCTGCTCAGCATTCACCGCTCCAGCTTGGCTAATGGCAGACAATGCCGATGTCTGCATAGCAGCAGTCTCTTTGGATGTTCGTTCTTCAACCAGTTGACGTTCCAGATCCGCAATGCGCTGATCCTTCTCTTGGCCTGTTTGATTTGCTTCTTCCCAAAGGTCTTTCCATTGGCCTTGATCTTCTAGCGTTTTTTGACGAGCGTCTTTTTGTTTTTTGTAAACGTCGTCAAGTTTGCCTTTTACGCCTTGGAATTTCTCCTCAGCCTCTAGAGCACGAGTTTTTAATGACTCAAGTTGTTGCTCATACTGAGCTTGAGTTGTAGAAACATCAATCTCTACATTGCCGTCAACAGCAACCACGGGCTGCTCAGGAGACACCACGGGTGTTTCCTGGATGACTTGTTCTTCCATTATCAAGAATTAGTAGACTCTTCTACTTTACTAGACTTTGCTTTTCTAGTTGTTTTTGGCTTTGCAGCAGCCTTAGGTGCAGCAGCCGGTGTTGCCGTTCTTTCGGATGCAGGATCCCAGGAGTCAACCATTTCCCACTTGTAAGAGCCGTCTGACTGCAAAACCTTGTCAATTGACTTGGCCATGGATCTAAACAATTATTGCCCCTTTACTGTAGCTCTGATGATTCGTCTTGCGATTCCGCTGCTTTAGGTAAAATTTCGCCCTGAACCAGCATTTCACGGAACTCGCCACGGTCAATAACTTCGCTTTCAAGAAGCTGACCCATTGCAGTGATGTCTTGGCCAATCAAACGCTGAAGATCAAAGTCACGACTGATCTTGACTTCAGG